CGGGAATGAGCTTGTCGAGGACGGGGCCCATAGCTCCGAGGAGGGCTGCAATGATGGCGGGCATCAGAGAACTCCTGCAAGCTGCAAACCATCGGCAATCTCGTTGCCCTCGTACGGCATGCCGCCGCACTCGACGCGGATGATGCCGTCGATGAGTGAGAACATGACGCCGGGGTTGCGAATGTCGACCGGCTCATCCGGCGACTTGCCAACGCGGCTGGCGACGTTGGCGATGTAGGCTTCGGTGTTGTTCTCGTTCGGTGGTGCCCACCGGTTGATATAGTCGCGCACCGAACGGCAGCCTAGCCGGTCGTGATACGCCAGCAGGTTCTTGGCCATGGCGCGGATGCCCATCTCAGGGCTCTCGAAAACGCAGAAGCGGCCATGCGTGAGTTCGGCGCGCTGGATATCGTTCTGGCACTGGTGAACGTCGCGAATTTCGCCGTTCCACGGCGGCTCGCTGCGATCCATGTTGCCGGGGTTGTGGTTCCTGTAGCCGCGCGTCTGTTTCGGATCGATCATGGCTTGTCGGCCTTGTCGTCGAGCTTGTCGTAGATGCGCTGGAACATCGTCTCGATGTGTTTCATCGTGTTGCTGAAATCGTCCTTGCTGACATACGTCGTGGGCAAGTCGACCTCGATGGCGTGCATGTCCTTGCGCAATTCCTTGACGGCGTCCCACACCTGACGCGCAAACCAACCAACGCCAGCCAACGTGGCGGCGAAACTGACATTGATGAGGGTTTGCGCGTCAAGCATGGTTCTCTCTATGCGGCTTCGGCGGCTTCAGGAGCCGGCGGGGCAAACTGAGCGTCGCCCTGTCCCTTGATCTTGCCGATCAAGGCAGCGACTTCGCCAAACGGTCTCTGGCCAAGTGCCGACAACAGGTAATTCACTTCGCGCGCCGTCAGGATCAAGTTAATGACCTGATCCAAGGGGTTTGCGGGTTCTGTCATAATGTCCTCCTCACGGTTGTAGAGCGTTTCTTATACCACATCAAACGATGCCCAGCAGCGACTTCAGGTCGTCTACCGTCAACCCGGCAGCAGCCAGCTTTTCCGCTGGCGTGGGTGCTGGAGGCGGCGCGTTGACCTTGGCAAACCAGTCTTTCAGTTCGCCGCTCGCGTCATCAAGCGCCTCGGTCGCGTAGTCGGGCTGCATGTCCTGATGAGCAGATGCAATCACGCCGTCTTCACGGCGGTGAACGTACCAAGTGGTCATACGAAATACTCCGTGATAGTGATGCTGGAAGATTGGACACCGCCAAACAGTCGAGTACCATTCGTGCCGTTAAATGTAGTTGTTCCGGATTGACAACCAACGCGAACCTTGAACGTGGTGCTTGATGTCGTTCCGCTTGTCATTACCCATGTCAAAGGGATGTTCATTCCGTAGTATTGCCCAGCCAAAGTAAAATATTCTGCCGCAATAGCATTAGCGGTCGAATCCTGAAATAGAGCAACAACACCGGACACTACGCCGTTAGTATTGTTTGAGCCGTTCCAAATAACTTGGATCACCAATTTACTGGTGGCAGACTTAGGCGTAATCGCCAATGTCATATACTGATCGCCCTCAGTATTTTGAGGGATTGTGTCATCTAGTGGGATTGAAGTTGTCCCTGTCGCCACTGCACCTGTGATGGTGCTTACTACCTGCTGCACCGCCACGCGATCCACGTATGCAGTCGATGCGAGGGCAGTGCTGTTAGTTGCTTGAGCCGCCGTAGTGCCTACAGGCGTGCCCGTGAAGGTCGGGCTAGTTGACAGCACCATCGAGCCGGTTCCGGTGACGGAGTTGGAGAGCGTCACGCCGCCGTAAGTGAGAGCACCGGACAAGGTAGTAGCGCCCGCCGTAATCGCCGCGTCGGCACTGTCGTCGCCAAGCCGCGCGTTCCATGCTGTGCCGTTGCGCTTCCACATCGGATAGGAAGCAGAAAAACTGGGGCCGCCAACGAGTTTGGTAAGACCAAGTGACGCCGATGCACTTCCGAACGACGAGCCGTCTACGGTAACAAGGCCCGACGTTGGAAAGCCAAAACCGACTGACTGCGCGCCGGTTGGATCATTGCCCGCAGACGCCCATCCCAGCAAAGTGTTACCGTTGAGTCGCACGATATTGTCGCTGAACATCGCGACAAGGTGCGCGTTGGTCGCATATACGACTTGATTGGCGGCGGCGCGATAAAAACCGGTGCCAGTGCCACCTGAAAACGAATATGACGGCGCGCTACTGGTGCCATCCGCCGCGAAAAGCGCAGCGCTGTATTGGCTTGTCCCCGTCACCGCCAGCGCGTTGGTACCGATAGTCGCGCCGCCGATGGCAACCGAAGTGGCCGCCGCAACACCTAGCGTCGGTGTCGTTAATGTCGGGCTGGTTGCCAAAACAACGCTGCCTGAACCTGTCGTAGCAAGGTTTCCCAACGTCCCGGCGTTATTGTACAGCACATACCCACTAGTGCCGCTGCCAACCGTGGTTGTTCCGACAGTGACGGCAGAAGCAGAGGCCGTAATAGTTCCGCTGCCGCCAAGAGAGATGCTGGTGCCGTTGACGGTGATAGACGAATTGGTCAGTGACGAATTGCCGATGTTTGACAGCGTGTTACTGCTACCGCTGATAGTCTTATTCGTAAGGATGTCAGTAGTTGCCTTGCCGACCAGCGTATCGGTTGCGGCAGGCAGCGTCAGGGTATTGCTACCGGCGATGGCCGTGGCCACGAGGCCGATGGTGCCGCTGGTCGCACCCGCAATCGTAGGCGTGCCGGTAAGCGCGGGTGAACCGGCGCGCACAACGCTGCCTGTGCCTGTCGTCGCAAGATTACCGAGCGTGCCCGCATTGTTGTAGAGAATGTAGCCGTCGGTGCCGCTGGCGACTGTCGTCGTGCCGACTGTCACCGATGCCGTTACCGTGATGCTGCCGCCCAGAGACACGCTCGATCCGTTGATCGTAATCGAGGAGTTGGACAGCGACGAGTTGCCGATATTCGACAACGTGTTGTCGTTTCCACTGATTGCCTTGTTCTTGAGAGTATCGGTCGTTTCGCGCGCCACAAGCGTATCGGTGGCCGCCGGCAATGTGAGCGTATTGCTGCCTGCGATTGCCGTGGCCACGAGGCCGATGGCGCCACTGGTCGCGCCTGCAAGAGTAGGCGTGCCGGTCAGCGCCGGCGAACCAGCGCGCACAACGCTGCCGGTGCCCGTCGTCGCGAGGTTACCCAGCACGCTGCTGTTGTTGTAGAGAATGTACCCGTTGGTGCCGCTTGTGACCGGCGTCGAACCGACATCAATGGACACCGCACTGGCGGCGGGTGTCGCCCACGAGCCGTCGCCGCGCCAGAAAGTCGTCGCCGATGCGCTGGTGCCGCTGTTGAGGTTTGTGACGGGCAGGTTACCTGTAACGCCTGTCGATAGCGGCAACCCCGTAGCATTTGTCAGCGTGGCCGCGCTGGGCGTGCCCAGATTGGGCGTCGTCAAAGTTGGGCTGGTCGCCAGAACAACGCTGCCGCTGCCCGTGGTGGCTACCTCGCCCAAGACGCCCGCGTTGTTATAAAAAATATATCCGTTGGTTGCGCCAAGTATGGTAGTCGTTCCCACGGCAATGGACGCCGCAGCAGTCGTTATGATGCCGCTGCCGCCCAACGCAATAGCGACGCCGTTGACCGTCACGGAATCGTTAACCAATGACGAGTTGCCGATGTTGGTCAGCGTGTTGGAAGAGCCGCTGATAGTCTTGTTGGTCAGAGTGTCGGTCGTCGCGCGTCCAACCAGCGTATCTGTAGCCGTCGGCAGCGTGAGCGTGCCGGTGTTCACGATGGTTGCAAATGAAGGCGACGTCAGGGTCGGGCTGTTGGACAGGACAACGGAACCCGCCGTGCCCGTGACAGTATACTCGCCAAGCGTTCCCGCATTATCGTACAGGACGCGCCCGTTTGATCCGCCCGTTACCGTCGTCGTGCCGACTTTCAAACTGTACAAGACATCGAGGTCAACCCACTGCGGCGCGCTTCCGCTCGACGACAGCACGTAGTTGGTGCTGCCAATGGCAAGCGTCGTCCAGACCGTGGCGTTGCGATATAACAGGCTACCGTTTGCAGTACCGACGAGGTCCAGCACCGATGTTACAGTGGCATCGGTTGGCTGCGCAGACCCCCCGGCCACGTTTGCCTTGATCGTGCCCGCGTTCATGGCCGCAAGGTAGTAATTGGTGACGCCAGCGCCCGCGAGGCCGATAGTGCCGGTAGTCGTGATCGTGCCGCCTGTAATGGGCGCGCTGGTGGCGATGCTGGTGACGCCCGGCGCGGGGTACGTGGTGGCCACATACGCGCCAAGCTGCGCCGTAGTTACGCGAACCGATGTGCCGGCCTGCACCGCCTCGAACTGTTCCGTGCCGTTCAACGAGACCGACGCCGGCAAGTTCGGAATTTGAATATTGCTCATGTAAGCGGACCAGTCTTGGGCACTTGGGTGTTGTTGTATGGCAGCCCCGGATCGCCATTGCCCGGCGCGTTCGGATCGATGCCCGGCTGCTGATTGAGGCCGCCCGGCGGCTCGCCCGTCTGCTGCGTGACGCGGGTGTTGTCGTCCTGCGTGATACGAACGACGTCGCCGGGGATCGGGATGCCGGTCGTCGGATCGGTCGTGTTCTGGCCGCTGGTCGCGCGCCTCGTCGTCGAAGCCGCGACGAAGTCCTGAACGCGCGGGTTCATGATCGGCACCGGATCGGCCGGGATCACGATGGCGCGAAGCTGCTGCTGTTGGTCGTCGTTGCACCGGTCGCAGACGAGAATGCGCGTGTTCTGGAGCGTGGCCCCTCGCCAGTCGAACTGCCATTGCAGATCAACGTGATTATAGCGAAATCCGCAACGATCACATATTGCGTGCGCTTGCGGCCCCGACGGGCTCGTTCGCGCTCTTCCTGACCGTGATGCATAGCCCATGGCTCACCTCACGGCCTGTAATAGCCGAAAATTTGCGGGCTGATAAATTGCGACGCCTGCTCGATGTTCTGTTCGGCCGCGATCTTGTACGTCTCGTCGGCGGCAGCCTTGAGCCCCGCCGCGATCTCTGGTTTCCAGACCTTGGCCAACCGATAGGCAAGCCCGTCGGCGAAGGCTTCGAGCCAGAGATACGGAATGTCGACCGTCTGCGCGTTTGCGATGTTGGCATCCTGCAGGCGCCGCACGCGGTAGTACTTGAGCGACGACGTGCTGCTGCCGTCGGGCACCGGCCACAGCGTGACCGTCGGATTGATCAAGCGGTCGAACCAGTAGACCGTCGGGAAACCCTGCTGTTCCTTGTTCGGGTAGGTCGCGTATTCGGAACGGCTGACCGGCAGGATGATGCGGTCGATGTTGCCGCCGCTCTGCGGCGTGACCATGTACGCATCGAGGATCATAACGGTGTTGCTGTCGACCGGGTACGTCGTGACGCCCTGCGTCACCGGCGTCGTGACGAGGTCGACGGCCCACAGGTTGACGCCCATGTTCGACCACGTCGACAGCATCAGGTTCGTGGCGACGCGGGCGCTTTGCAGGTGCTCCTGCGTGAGCGATGTGTTCCTGAGCTGGCAAAGATTGAACGCGTACAGCGTCAATTCACCCAGCGAAGGATCAAAGGTGTATGTGCCGCTGGTCGTCATCAGAAGCCTCGGGCTGCCGGCCAGAATATCATGCGCTATGCCTTGCCGCCACGGGTCATCAGGCGCCCGGGATTAACAATCATGCCTGTTGTCTGGTCTACACCGCCTCCAGAGACGGATGTAGCTGACACCGTGTCAATAGCAGTCAGGGCGTCCGTCAGGCTCGCAGCAAATACCATGGCCGCGTTGAAGGCATCAGCCGCGACTATGGCGTCCGCAAGGCTGGCAGCCCAAGCGGCGGATGCCGATGCGCTGTCGCTGGCTGCCCCAGAGTCCGAAAGGCTATTTGCCCAAACGGCCAAGGCGGAAATGACATCGCTGGCGCTTGCCACTTCAGACAACGAAGATAGGAACACCGACGCCGAGGTCACGGTATCCGTGGCCGCCCCTGTTTCGGTCACAGAAGACAGGAACTGCGCCAATGCGTCAATGGTATCCGTGGCGCTGCCCGTTTCACCGACAGCTGCGCTGTATGTGTTCCCGTTATACGAAGATATTGCGAACGGGACGCTGGCAAAAGGTGACCCGGCAAACCCCGGACCTGTTGTCATGACCAGTTCCCGATGGTTTGGTTGGTGGTGTTAGCGATTTGGTTGATCTTGAAGTAGCTTCCTGCGTTAACAACGGCAGCAGACGCTACTGACATATTCATAGAAGGAATAATTGTCCCAGACACCGTTACGCGAATCATCCCTTTTACATACAGTGTAGCGGCAGTAGCTGTTCCAGACGAACTGCTAGTTGATACGCCAGTTGTATTTACGCTTTGGCTTATAACGGTAGAAGAACCGCCAACAGCATTGCGCATTACAAAAACGGTATACAAACATGAAAACGTCGCTGTTCCGACAGCAAGCCCAAAAAAAGTTGTGCCGCTCGTAGAACTTAAATTGGTTAAATAATAATAACATTCAAACTCAAAAATTCCCGTTGGCAACGTAATCGCACCGTTGGTCGAAGTGTTGAACAGCTTCTGCGCCGTTGTCTGCGCTGTCAGCGTGTACGTCGTGTTGTTGAAGATCGCATACTGAACGGACGGCGACAGACCGCGATTGCTGGCGTTGTTTGTGCGGTAATGAACAACGCCATCGTATTCCACAGCACCAGCGGCGGCGGTCGTCAGGTTGGTGCCTGATGTCAGCGTAAGCGGAGCAACCGTTGCGGTGCCGGCAGCCAGCGTAGGACCCGTCAACGTCGCCCCCGTTGCCAACGGAATAACCGTGCCGCTGCCGTTCGTGGTGTAATAACTCCACGTATTATCGGCAGAGCGATTGGGGAAACCTGTCGATCCCGGCGTGAAAAGAGACTGCTGCGTCACGCCCAGCGGAGACGCCATGATCTGTCTGGTGCCCGCCCCCCAGTTTACTGCAGCGCCAGCGTTCGTTGACCTGTAGACCGTCGTGCGCGTCAGCGTATTACCCGCAGACGCATACGTGCCCAACCCTTCTTCAAAGTTGGTCCCGTCAAATAATGAATAATAGCAAGTATCGCCGTTGGCGAGTTGGCTGCTGAACGCACGATAGCCCGAAACAGCGCCAGCAAGCGTTACCGCGCCAGTTCCAGTCGTGGTGGTTGTCTCCCATACCCAGTCAGGAAGGACGAACGCCATATTTACACGCTGATGCTATACGACACGTTAAGCTGATCGCTGGTCAGGACGGCGCGGTTGCCCGTGCCAAACGCGCCCGCCGAAAAAAGCGTGCCGCTGGTATTGTCGATAGTGGCCACCGCGCCGGTTCCCAGCACGATGAACGCGCCACCGACCGTACCGCCGCTAGTGAAGGTGAAGTTAAGGGCTGCGGACAGCGCCTTGGAACCACCGCTCGCGGCAGCCCACACGCATGTCTTGCGCGTGCCGCTATACGCCGGCGCATTGGTGCCGCCAACTTCGTTCCAGCCCGCATGGCTGGTCATTGTATCGGCGGCGTTCGTCGTCGGCGTGCCGCTGATCAATCCCATGTAGGGGCCGGTAACGGTGTACGCAGAACCAGCAAGGAAGTTGTCGAGCATCGAGTTTTTGCCGACCGTGACGACAGTGTTGGCGAAGGTCTCTTCCCAGATCACTACGCCATCGCGGATGTGCTGTGCGAAGAAGATGCCCTCGACACGCGTCCTATCATGCACATTGTTGGCGGCGACAAACCGGGCGGAAACAGTGCCATTACTCAACAAGACATCTTTCATGGCCGTCTCCGTTCAGACCATCTCGGACAGAGCAGCGGCGCGATCAAGGATGGATTTCGCCTTTTGCTCGCGCGCTTCAAGAGACGAGAGCCGTACTGCGTAGTCGCTTTCCTGCCTGCTCATGCGGTTTTCACGTTCCGCAACTGCAGTCGCGCGACCGTTCAATTCAATCTCGCGTGTTCTGAAAGCATCCGCAATCTGCTTATCGATGCTCGTCGCTTTCTCCGTCACGACCGCATGCTGCGCGTCGAGGTCCGCTTCGCGCGCGGCAATAGCCGCCATGCGCGCGGCGACGTCTTTGTCGAAAGCGGCCACCGAAACAGCATGGCTGCGGCATGCCTCTTCCAGAGTCTTTTCACGTTCTTCAAGAGCAGCCGCGCGCGCGTCGTTGTCAGAAGCCTTGGCAACTGCGTCTTTTTGTTTGGCGCTCGCTTCCGCATTCGCCGCCGCGGCTGCGGCGAGCTTTTTGTCCGCGATAGCGCCATACGCCGCAAATTCGGCGCGCAATTTTTCAAGCGCCTCCGGGTCGGCCAGCAGCTTTGCCATGGCCGCCATTCCCTCAAGAAACCCGGCAACGGCACTAGGGCTTCCGCTCGTTCCCATCATGGTGTTCGTCCTTTAGGTGGTGGAGATGGCCGCAAGGATCATGGTCTGGCCTTTGGGGACGCCATAGAAGCGCGTTTCGTTGGCCGCCATGCGCTGGGCGCTCAGTGTAGCCGTCGGGTTGGCGCCCCACGCAAGGCAGCACGGCGCATCAGTGCTGACCATGACCAGCGTGGTATCGTTCTGGAAGGCCGCGCTCTGCGTAGACGTACCGGAGAGCGAGATGACCTGTTCAGCCACTGGCGGAACCAGCGGAGCCGGGGTAGCCACCTGCGTTGCCGGGCCGGTAACGCCCGTGATCGTAGTGCGACCAAACTCAGTGATGTAGAGAGTAGCCATTTACAATCCTCACGCCGGGTTGACGCCGCTCTGGCGGATGGTGGCGGTAATGGTGCCGGACCCGCTATTGAGAACAACGCGGACAAAGACCGGGACAAACGAGTAGGATGACTGCTGGCTGGTCGTGGCCGCCACCACGTTTGTATCCGAAGAATTTATCCAAACCACGTCAGCGGGCAGGACGGGGTTCGTCGGACTGTTGGGATCGTCCAATGTCTGCTGCACAGTGTAGTTGACCGTGCCGCTGACATTGACCTGCAGCGCCACATTAAGCGGTGCCCAATCATCGAGGCGCACCCAAGTGCTGCCAGCAACACCATTGGTGCCAATCGATACTGTTCCGGCGGAAGCGCCGCTGGAAGTAACTGAAGTCACGGTCTTATAATCCAGCACTGAGGTGGCAGTACTGGCATTCGCGCCCGTCACCGTTTCACTGATGACGTCTTTAGTCGCGTTGGTTCCGGTAATCGTGAATGTGATGCCGCTATCGTTGCCGCTGCTGGTGAAGAGAACACGGCGCTGGTTGTCGAGCGTGGCGACGCCGCCCGACACGAGAGTGCCATTCAACGTCACGGCGCCGGCGCCCGCAATGCTTGATGCCGTGCGGATGTTGGTGGCCGAGGCAGCGGTGAGGGGGCCGACAGAGAGTGTGACAGGGCGCATTCATCGGACTCCTAGCACTTTACGTCCCATTTTTTCAGCGCAAGATTGATGCGGCTATTGGGATCGTGGGCGGTTTTGGGGGACGTCAGCTTTTCCTTCATGCCGCACATGCGGGCGCGAAAGCTGTCGCGGCGCGCGGAAGAAGCCGAGCTACCCTTAGCCTGCTCCGCGGTAACGGGCGGCTTGACGTTGTGGCCAGTGGCGCGCAACGAGGCCCTCCCGGTGGCGTTCAGGCCTCCCGACGGGTTCTTTCCCTCGCGACGCTGCCATGCCGGTGTGCGGGCCATCGGGCACCTCGAAAAAAGGGGCGGCGAAGGCCGAGACCTTCGCCGTTAACTGCTAGTCGATGTCCACGGCGTGCCGACCCTTGGCCGGCGTGCCGCTGTGGGCCGACGACAGCGGGTTCATGTTCGAACCCGCCCGGCCGCCGCTCTTGCGCGGTTTGCGGCCAGCGTGATGCTTGGCATGCTTGCCGTGCATCTTCACGGCCTTGCCGCCGCGCTTGCGTTCCTCGGCCTCGCTTTTGATCTTCGATGCGTTAACGCGCATCTCGGGCTTGGACTCAAGGTCCTGCTTGTACTCGGCAACGCCGCCAGCTTCGCGCTTCTTACGGTGATGAGCCTTCATAGCAAGGTCTCCTTATCAAATGACGTTGATGCCCTGAATGTAGCGCACAGTGAGCACGCCAACGCCAGAGCCAGTGTTGGTGGAAGTGACAAACAACTGGACATCAGTGTTCCCGACGTCATTCCAGTTGCCGATCTGCGTCGCGCCCGTGCCGGGCGTGACTTTGATTTGCCCAAGCGCGTTGGCCGTAACGGCAGCCGCGGTCGTAAACGCCGTGGCCGAAACCGTAGTACCAATGCCGCAAGTCGAAGCCGCGCCCGTCCAAGCAGTCGTCACCATCAGATAGATGTCGAGAATCTGGCTCTGGGCAGGAATAGTGATAGCGCAACCGCCCGCCGCCTGCGTGATCACGGCGCTCTGAGCCATGCTCACATAACCGACGTTCTGGGTAGCGTTCGTCACGTTGCCGACACCGGCAAGATTGCCGGTGCCGTCGCTGTTGAAGATCGTGCCCGCCATGATCGGGCCCGTCAGGGTCGTGCCGACCGTGACAGGGCTGCCGTTCGGGTTCGGAGACTGACCCGGCTGGATGTCGTTGATGACCGTAGCCATTAAGGGCTTCCTTTCCTTGTGTTAGGAGGTCGGGAACGAGCCCCAGATCGAGCGCCAGTTGTAGTACCCAAACGAGTACCGCTCGTAGCCCTTGACCAGCAGGTTGTCGGTCACGAAATCCACTTGCATGTCCGTCTCGAACTTGACGCGCTCCATGTAGGAGAGGCCGTCGATGTTCGTGAGCAGGAACCACGCATACGATGACGTCAGGAAGTCGTTGACCATGTACCCTTCCGGCAGGCCGCCGGCCGTCGAAAGGATCGCGTTCACGTCGTTGTCCGCGGTGCCGGGGCGCAGTTCCGTCTTGGTCAAACGGATGGCAACCGGTTCGAGCTGCGGCGGAACCACGAGCTTGCGGCCGCGGGCGAAGACCTTCAGTCCGGCCTGATCCTTGAAGTTGGTACGGATCGAGATCATGCCGTTCAGCAGGGTCGCCTCGTTGAGGTCGACCTGCGTGGACGGAGTGTTCGCAACCGTGCCACCGTCAATCGGATGGCTGGCCGAACAGAGCGCAACACCGTCGCCGCCGACGTTGGCGTTGTAGGTGGTCGCCGTGTTCAGCACGTTCGCGCCGTAGATTTCCTTGGTCTGCTGGAAGGACTCAATCAGACCGAGGTTCGACGGATGGAACTGCGTCTTGTACAGGTTGTCGTCGATGGCCTTGCGAGTGATCGCGTAGCCAAGGGCGATTTCGGTGTGCTCCTGATTGTAGACGAAGCGTTCGCCGGCGCTGTTGTCGAACGCGGTCTGGCCGCCTTCGGTCTTCAGCTGGGCGAGGCCGAGGTAGCGCATCTCAGCGGTGCGCTCCAGAGCCATTTTCGAATCGTGCTTGGTGAAGATTTTGTCGTACTGAGACGGGATCATCTCGTACTTGCCTTCGACACCACGCAGACCCGGCAGGAGCAGGTCCTTGATGTTTGAAAGATTAACAGCCATTGGTCGTTACTCCTTAGCTGATACCAGTGGGACCAGCGCCATTGGTGCGCAGCCACTCGTTGTTGAAGCCAACGACCACGTTGTAGTACTGCGTGGTGGGATCGGTGCCGTTCTGCCCCGGCGGGAACGTCTGAAGGTCGACCACGATGAACGGATAGGTGATCGTCGTGCCGAGCGTGCTGACGTAAGCACCGGACTGACCCGTGGTGGTGTTGCCGCTGCCGATGGCGAACTGGCAATACTGGCCGACCGGCGTGGTGCCGAAGGTCGTGAGGCTGGTCGCGAGCGGCGAGGACCACGAAGACTGCACGAGGAAACGTGCGTTCGGGTCATCAATGACGTAAGCATAGACGTCACCGGTGGCGTCGCTGCCCGGCCAGTAGCGCGACCACACGGTGCGCTGCTGGCTGGTGGACAGATACTTGCAGCCGACGAAGATACCATCGAGCGTGGTGGTGCCGGCGGCCGCACGAGTGATGTAGCCGTTGGCAGTGGAGACCACCGGCATGACCGGGTCGCCGAAATAGATTGCGGTGGAGTTGGAAGACGCGATACGGCGTTCAGTCTGCGCGAAGGTCGGCGCACCGCCGGCTCCACCCTGATACTGAACAAAACCGAAGGGGCTGTTCGTGTTGGCCACAGCCATACCTCCTTGTTACAGGAAGCGGCCATAGCAGCGCGCCGGGGCGCTAGGGTCGCAGGGACAGTCTCTAAGCGTCCACACCGGGGGACGCGACGAGCCTATGATGCGTAAAGACGTCTTCCGCGTCTACTTGACATTATGTCAGTAACGTGGTAGTATGTTCCCACGATCATGGTGATCGTTATGGAGATACAGATGGCATTCAAGGTCGGGGACAAGGTTCGCATAAAGCAGGGCAAGAAAAACGTCGGGCACACGCTGTGGGTGATCACAGAATTATTGCCCGCGTGTGGCTGCATGATCAAGGAAGTGTCGGACGCGGTGGATTACGCGCCGCAACGGTTCGACCTTTCGCTTCTGGTCAAGGCATAAAAAACGAAGGGGGCCAACTGGCCCCCTTCCCTCTGTCCCTGCTACCCTACTCGTCCTTCGGGATCGGCATCGCCTCGAAGGATTTTTTGATTTGCGGCCGGCTGCGCGCGTCGGAAAACTCGCGTTCCATCGTGCCCGGCGGGGACGCAGCAAGCTGCTGTTCCTTGGCCCTGACCTGATTGCGCGCGCGGCGATTGTTCATATCCTCGACGCGGTCGGTGATCTCCTTCGGGCGCTGCATCAGGACCATGCCCTTGCGCTCGATAGTGTTGCCCTTCCAACCCGCGGGCATCATCTCGGGATGCCGCGTGGCGGGCACCGGTTCCCAGCCTGTACGCGCCAAGGCGACCTGATAGGCCGGGTCTTCGGCGCCGTAAACCGCGCGGCGTTTCCACTCGTAACTCCACCCGTCAGGAATCTGGGCGGTCGGGAAGTAGAACTCGTCCGTACCCTCGTCGAGATCGCCGAGATGGCCAAGGATTTCGGCGGCGCGTTTCGAGGCGGCGCTGCGGGGGTCGTCTTCGCGCATGGCCGGGCGCATGGCGGGACGTTCAGCTTCCTGCGAGGTCATCTCGACCTCATCGACACGACGAGGTGTCCTGCGACGGCGTCCAGCAGTCTGAGGCAACGTATCCATTAGTGCAGTCTCCCTTCCTTCTTGAGCGCGAGCTTGTTCTTCGCGTACTCCTCGGGGGTCATTTTCATCATTTCGGCCATCTCGCGCTCTTCAGGCGAGAGACGAACCACGTTTCCGCCGCGCGTATCGCGGCTCACGGGCGCCGCGGGCGGCGGCGTGGTCGTGCGGCGCGCCGTCGGCTGTGACGCTTCCGACAACGCTTCGGCCGGCGGCGCCTTTTTGACCTGCAGCAGGCTTTCGACCGTGGCGAAGTACTCGTCGCTGTCGGCGACGTGGCCGTCGGCCATCGCCATGTTGTGCGCCGCGATCATCTTCTGATTGAGGCGCGGGTCGGTCACGAACTGCGGGTGCCTGCGCACCCAGTCGGCGGACCGTGGCGAGAGCTGCGCCGCGAAGGCCTCGACCGGATCGGACGGCCGCTGCACGGGTGCCACGGGCGCGGGCGCGCTTTCGAGCGCCTGCTTGCCCTGTTCGAGTTGCAGCAACTTGGCTGCGTGGCTCGACATTTCTTCCTGATAGCCGGCGGCGGCATCGTAGTCGCCCGCCGACATCGCGGCCTTGTAGTTGGCCTTGGCGATCTCGTTGCTCTGGCGCAACGTATCGATGGCGTTGGTCACCAGCTGCAGGTTCGTCTCCTGCACGGTGCCGCGCGCCGCGTGCGCTTCGAGTTCGGCCTTGTGCTTGGCCTCTTCGGCCGCCTTGGCGCGCGCTTCGGCTGCCGCCAGCCGCTGCTTCAGGTCATCGACGCCCTCTTCGAGCGTGACTTCCTTCGGCTGTTCGACGACTTCGGGCTGTTCCTCGACGACGATCTTCTCTTCTTCTTCAGCCATGGTTCCCTCACCACACACGATCAGGTTGATCGACCTTGCCCCGGATCGCGACATCGTCGATCAGGCGGCAAGCCACTCCGTTGACATTGATCGGCCAGCCGTCACTCGGCCGGAAGATCACCCAGTCTTTTTCCTCGATGTTGACGTTGGCGAACCACTGTCCGCTCTCGTCGACGAAGGCACGGGGGCCTTTCTTGATGACGAGGCCCGCCTTGCCCTGAATGCGGTCCTCGTCGGTGTACTGCTGCGTCAGGATGATCCCCGACTTCGTCTTGGTCGGGCGAACATAGATCGCCACCAAGACCGCGTTGTTGAAGACGTCGATCCCGTCGACGTTGCCGACCTTGTCGAGCAACTCCGTCTTGGGGTCGACCTCATGTGCCATAGCCATTTGCGGCATCTCAGCTCCTCTCTGCGCCTTTCACGATGGCCTCCGCTTCCTCATAGAGTTCGAGCGCCTCGCGGAGGCCGTTGAAGCGCCCGGTTTCCTTCTTGTAGTCCTGTTTCTTCATGGTTCCGTTCATGACGGCGTGCGTGACAGTCGTCAGCCGTTCATTGACCAACTCGGCGAACTTCGCGCCGAGCCTCGTATCGTAAGTCTGTGCGCTCACTGGCTCCTCCCAGTAGCCGGGGTGGGGCGCCGCACCGTGAGGAGACAGCGCAGCGCCCCGGTCGCCGGCCGGCGATTACCGTTTGTGCTTCTGGATCGCGGTCTTCTCGATGCGACCCATGCCGCTCAGGGCACCGGCGTCCATGTCCTTGTAGGAACGGGCGCGGCCGCCCGACAGGCGCCCGACGCGCTTGCCGTGCTCGATCTCGGTCTTCTCCAGACGGCCCATGCCGCTCAGGGCCCCGGCGTCCATGTCCTTGTACGACCGGTAGGCACGGCCGCCGCGCTTGCGCGGAAGCGGCGGCATGCCGGGCGCGCCGCCTGCCAGCCCCGGGGGAGGTGCGATTGGGGGCATCGGCATCGGCGGCGCGCCCGCGCCCATTGCTGGCGGAGCAATAGGCGGAACCGGAAGCGGCGACGGGGTCGGCATCTTCGGCATCATCGGCTGCTGCTGATCCTTCGGCTGCGCGTTGATCGAGATGACGATGTTGGTTTTCTTGTCCTTGGCGCGACCGCCAGACTTGCGGCCTTTGCGCATGTTGGCCAGCATGGCTGCATTGCGAGCCTGTCGCGCTGCTTCGCCTTCCGGCGTACGGAGCTTGGCTTCGTTTTCGGCCTGCTCTTTCGCGGCGCTTTTAGCGTACATGCGGTCAAAAAGCTCCCGCGCGGGCGTCTTCGAATCGCCCTTGTTGCTGCCCCCGTACGCTTTCGGCATGCGGCCGCCCGTCGGGCGGGTGCCACCAAAGTAGGTGCCGCCGCCCTTCTTGCGGCCGGTGCGCGGCGCGCCCGTGACCGGGTTGCGCATGTCGGCATCGGCCGGCATCTCGCCCTGCTTCGGCGGCGGCATCAGCTCGCGCGTCCTGCGGTCGAAATCGCTCTCCTCGCCTTTCGGCGGTTGCGTGGTCGAGCCGCCCTTTTGCTTGTGCAGCTTCTTCGCCTTGCCGCCCTTTTTGAGTTTGATCTCCTCGTGCTTGCCGCCGTGCATGTGCTTGTCATGCTGGGCAAGCGCCTTCTTGATCAGCTTCTTGTCCTGCTCGACGTCACCGCCGCGCTTGTAGCCACCGACGTGAGCGCCGCCGCCGTCGCGTGCGAGGTTAGCCTTCTTGTCGTTGCGGTTGATCAGGTCGGTGACGAGGGAGCGGCCACCGGATTTCCGCTGTTTACGGTCGGCGCGCTTCATCGCCTCGCCACCTTCGCACTTTTCGATGACCTTGCCGCCCTTGCGGAAGGCACGGCGCGAGATCGGGCGCATGCCAGTCTTAGCTTCCGTGTTCATCATCTCGGGCGGCGTCCAGCTCGACGCATCGACCTTGGCCTTCGGCTCGCCAGAGGTTAGCCGCTTGATCTTGCCCTTCATGGCCGCGCGAGCGGCCCTCGCCATTTCACTCATTTCTTGCTCCTTACGACCGCGAGCGCGTGCTCGATGATGGACTTCGACTTGGCAGGGCTCTTGGTACGGCCGCGCTTCAGCCAGTGC